TAAGTAAAAAAGATATATCGTTTATTCAACCTTCAAGAAATAACTTGAAGTATTTAAAGTGGTCTTATGATTCAATCAGAAAGAACGCAGGACCAAAACCACATATTTGTGTAGCAGATGATTTCTCAAATGATGGAACATGGGAATGGTGTCAAGAGATGATGGAGAAGGATAAAAAATTCCATGCAATCAGAAACGAAGGACCAACTCGATTAGGACATACCATCTTGTATGATAGATTGATTAATGAAGTGGCACCTACAAAGATTGTAGGAATCTATCATGCTGATATGTACCTTTGTCCTGGCGCATTGGAATCTGTATTGGAACATATCAAACCATTGAGTGTGGTATCACTCACTCGAATTGAACCAGATTTACACCCACCAGGGCCTGAGAAAGCACTTATTAAAAATGCACCAACCGAGCCTGAAGATTTTGATGAGAAGTGGTTCTTAGATTATTTCAAAAATGAATATTTACCACAATCAAAAGGAAAAACAACTGAAGGTATTTTTGCACCCTGGTTCTTATTCAAAGAAGATTTTCAATCAATTGGTGGGCATGACCCATTATACGCACCACAATCAAAAGAAGATTCTGATATCTTTAACCGATTCCTTTTAAATGGGTACAAATTCATTCAGACGTGGGAAGGTGCAGTATTCCATTTAACTTGTAGAGGTAGTAGATACAACCCAACAATTACCGAAGTTGGAAAAGAATCAGATGAGTGGTTGGCACAAAATATTCGTTCGACTCGTAATTTCATCAGAAAGTGGGGACACTTTGTAAAACATGATGCTTATATGAAACCAATCGTACCACCAAAGTATGATATTCAGTTTAATATTGAAAACGGAAATGCGCAACTCCTAAATATGTTAGAACCGTGGTGTAGTAGAATTGTGATTGATTTGGATTCTGATAAAATCAAAGAATATATTGAGTTAGAACAACCAAATACTCAGTTTGATTTAACTAAAAGAATAAATGTTGATGTGGATTCTGATATTGAAATTAGTTTTGATGCAAATAAATTAACCCAATATTCATATAATACAATAACTGAGTTATCTATGATACTTGAGAACTCTGAAATTGAGGTTGGTGAGTTCGAATTAGATATATTTAGAGTGAATGTGAATAAGGTAAAAACCTATGAAAACTCATTGATTCATCTAAATTGATGTATTTATTGATAATATGAGATACTACATTCTACTTCCGGATGATGATGGGAATGAAGATTATTCCACTAACATCTTAGGTGAAAGTTCTTTCAAAACATTTTGGACAGAGCATGGTTTTGAAATATTCGAACGAATGGTTCACAAATATCCAGATACCTTAGAACACATCATCATTAAAGATGAAAAGGGTAAAGAGTATACACCCGAAGAATTTCTAAAACAAATCAGCGAATTAATAATTAAAAGGATGAACTAATGTCAAAAATTAGACTTAATCAGATTGATTGGGAAAATTACGATGAATTAGATGAGTTATATGATGATTCAATGGAGATGATTCATAACAAAAAAAGAAAAAATGGTAAATTTAAAGAAAACGAGAATGATGGAGACTTTCACCAACCACAATGGGTGTCTACCCGAAGGGGAGAGGGTGATAGTTATATCAGTAAACGAAGAAAAGCAAGAAGTTAAGGTTACAGACCCATTCGATAGGGAATGGATTGTACCAATTTCGTATGTTAAACTAAATTAATACATATTTATATCCAAAGAACTTACGGAGTAACTAATGCCCGCTAAATCTAAAGCTCAACAAAAATATATGGGGTTGGCATATGCACTTAAAAAAGGTGATGTTAAACCTTCAGATGTATCTAAAGATATTAGAGATACAGCTAAAGGAATGACAAAATCAGATTTAAAAAAATACGCATCAACCAAACATAAGGGATTACCAAACAAAGTTGAGATGGAGTTGGAAGCATTAATTAAAAAAATCGATGAGGAATGGTCGGATAAATACAAAAGAAGTATAGATTGTAATAATCCCAAAGGGTTTTCTCAGAGAGCACATTGTCAAGGAAAACGTAAGTAACGAAATGGAGTTAAAATATGTTATTAAGAGTTGGTTCGCGTGGAACTGAAGTAAAAGAATTACAGGAGTTTCTTGAAATTGGCGCAGATGGCATCTTCGGTAAAGGTACTGAAAAAGCAGTTAAAGAGTGGCAATCTAAAAATGGATTGGCAGCTGATGGTATTGTGGGCCCTTCCACTTGGGATGCTATGGGTCTTGCTACTACTGATAATTCGGAAAAGGTTTACACAACGGAAAACGGATTAATCGTAAATAGACACTTCCTTCCACCTGGTGAGTACAAATCAGGTCCAACAAATAAAGAGTACGTTTTCCTACACCATACGGCCGGATGGCATAATCCATATAATTGTATAGACCAATGGGGTAGAGATTCAAGAGGTGCAGTTGCAACTGAATTCGTATTAGGTGGTCAATCAGTAAAAGGTAACGATACCAAATATGATGGTGAAATGGTACAAGCATTTCCAGAAGGTGGTTACGGATGGCACTTAGGAAAGAATGGTTCACAACATATGCATACCCATTCAGTAGCTATTGAAGTATGTAATTTTGGTTATGTTGTAAATGGAAAAACATATGCGGGAACTACCGTCGCAGATTCAGAACTGGTAGTACTTCCAAAAGAATTTAGAGGACACAAAGTATGGCATCGTTATTCAGATGCACAAATCGAAGCACTTAGAAAGTGGATACTTTGGATTGCTGAAAGAGATAATATCGATGTTCGTAAAGGATTGGTAGAAGAGATTAAGAAAAAAGGTGCAGATGGATTTGAGTGGAATGAAGATGCATACTATGGTAGAGTAAAAGGAATGTGGACTCATACAAATACTCGTAAAGACAAAGTAGATATGTTCCCACAACCAGAACTCATCGATATGTTATTAGGGTTATAATGAAAGAATTAGAAGATATTTTTAATACAAAAGAGTTTAAATCATTATCTTGGAGAAAGAGAATGGTGATTAGGTTGAGGATTGCTTTAATCCAAACTTTTAATTATGGAATGTAATAAGATGGAAATGATACAATCGAAAGTAACCCAATTTATAATGGGGGTATCCGCACTTTGTGGTTTTATGGGAAGTTATTTTATGGATTTAACCGCAAATAATACTGAACAATACCTCGCCATTATATGTGTAATGTTATTAGATGGGTTCTTTGGAATCATCGCAGGAATTAAAAGAGAGGGTTTTAAAACATATAAAGCACTCAGAGTTTTGAAAAACATTTTTGCGTGGGAATTGATTCTCACAGTCATACTATCAATTGAATTAGGATTTAAAGGAACTGGTTGGTTATCTGAAACCATATTAGCACCATTCTTAGTATTCCAATTGATTTCGGCTCTTAAAAATGCATCTATGGGGGGTTTCATTAAAAATGAATTACTTAATGAAATTTTAGACAGAATAGATAAACATAAAGGAGCTAGAAATGAAGGAACTTCTAAATAGTATTACTGATACACGTATGGTGTATCTTTTAATGTCAATCGTACTCTTATCAGGTTATTTTTTAGAATCTTGGGGAGTAGTAATCTTTGTAACATTTATGTTGAACGTTGGTGTATGGACAGGATTTTGTCCATCAAAATGGTTCTTCGCTAAATGTGGATTCAAAAAAGCAGATTTATAAGTGAAAGCATTGGGTGGCATATCGTTAAACGCCAAAATATCGTTAGGCGTTGCTGGAATGATTATGTTAACATTCTTTGCCGTTCAAACATGCATTGTATTTGGATTATGTGAACCTACGCTCTTTTTAGCAAAGTTTGGTTGGGGGTGTGTTGTATTCTTTATGCCACCATTCTTTAAAGTGGTAAGCGAGTTCATCAACAATATAAAGATTAGAGAAGAAAAGGTAAACTCTCAATTGGCAGGTATCAGTAGGTCGAATCTTGTTGTTACACTAACAATGGATGGGTACATTATTAAAGCAAATGAGAACTTTTGTAACCTCGTTGGGTGTACGGAAGGGGATATGGTTAAAAAACCACATTCTGCGATGGTTACTCCTGAATATGCTAAAAGTAAAGAATACTTAGAATTTTGGGAAACCCTGCGAAGTGGAAAGAGTATAACTGGTGAGTTTGAGAGAGTTGCTAAGGATGGTTCAAAGAGATGGTTATTTGGTAACTATACACCAATCAAAAACTCAAATGGTGAATACGATACAGTACTTAAAATAGCAACTGATATCACATCACAACATGAAGCTGAAGATATAGTTAACCAAAAGAACTCATACTTAGAACACGCCGCTAAGATTCTTAGACACGATATGCATAGTGGTATAAACACTTATATGCCAAGAGGGTTATCATCTCTTAGAAGAAGATTAAATGATGAAACAATCAAAGAGTTAAGAATTGAAGCACCACTCAAAATGTTAGATGAGGGATTAAAACACACTCAGAAGGTTTATGCTGGTGTAAAAGAGTTTACAAACTTAGTTAAAGAAAATGTTCAGTTGGATACCGAAGAAGTTGATTTAAAAGAAATTCTTAAAAATTATTTATCATCAACATCATACACAAAGCAGGTAGTAATTGATGATTTAATTACAATGGATGTAAACGAACCATTGTTTTGTACAGCTATTGATAATTTAATTCGCAATGGATTGAAGTATAATGATAGTGGTACGAAAACTGTTATGATATTTATGGAAGATGATAACACATTATGTGTACAAGATAATGGTAGAGGTATGACTCAAACAGAGTTTGAGAACTTATCAAAACCATACATAAGAAAGAAGGAGCAAAAAGAAAGTGGTTCTGGTTTAGGATTAAATATTTGTATTGCAATCCTAAAAGAACATGGTTTTAAAATAACAGCAGAAAAAAGTAACCCTGGAACAAAATTAAGGATAAAATTAAAATGAGCAATATGATTAACTCAATTTTATTAGTGGATGATGAGGATTTATTCCACTTGGTATTTGAAGATGCGTGTAGTATCTTAGATATAACTCTTTCATTAGAGGCACTCAACTCTTCGGATGAGGCAGATAGGAAATTCAAAGAATGGTTTCCAGATGATATAAATCATGAAAGGCCCGAATGTGTATTCGTTGATTTAAATATCATTGGTTCATCATTTGATGGTATTGAATTGATTCGTAAAATTAATACTGATTATGGTAACGGATGTGTTATTGGTATCATATCATCATCAGATGATACTCAGGAGATTGAAAAAGCCAAAGCAGCCGGGGCTCAATTCTGGTTAGTAAAATCAGATGATATCGAACCACGATTAGAAGAATTTAGAGAAGATTATCAGGGGTATAAGGATAAAACAAACCCATTTAAAGTATACAAATAAAATGATAAAGAAATTAGGACATATATTAACATATCACGATTCAGAACCAACTGAGGTTCTGCAAGGATTGATATGGCTTATATTTGCACCTGTTGTATTAGAAGCAGAGTTCTTTCCTAATTTATGGTATGTTGCAATCATTAGTGCTTTAATTGGGTATGGTACTCTACATTCGGTTGTTTATAGTAGTTTAGAACGAAGAAGAGTGTTTGGGTATTTGTATGGCGGTATGGCAATACTATTTGTTCTTATACACTTTACAGCAGATGTTAATTGGACTCCTATGAATTGGGGGTGGGTTGTAATAGCAATTAGTGCATTAAGTAATATCAGAAGAATCACCCGAAAAATCGAATCACAAAAAAGTGATAAAGAACAACAAGATATCACTAAGATGTACAGAGAAGAATTGGAAGAGAAGATTGAAAAACTTCAAAAAGAAAATTTCAATATGAGATTAGAACAAATCAAATTGAAAGAGTTAATGAATGAAAAGTAAGTTATGGATGCAAAGAAGATATGTAGAGATGAATTACTAAAATTAGCTAAAGAAAAAAAGATATACTTAGAAGGTAATATCTTAAAAGTTTTAAAAGCTGAAAGTAATGATACTGAATTTATAGAATATTTAAAGAACTGTAAGGATAGAGATATAGAATCTCGTAGAAAAAGATTACAGGTAACTAAACAGGTTCAGAAACAAAACAAAGAGTTAGAATCCGCTGCTAAAGAAAATGTTAGGGTTAATAAACAATTAGAAAAAGCCCTTGACGAAGCAATAAATTCCGCAGAACAATCAAAGAAATCTAAAGAGGATGCTGAGAAAGCTAGAGAAGAAGCCGATAGATTGAGGTATAAAGCAGAACAGGCAAAAGAACTTGCAGAAACCGACCTTTCCTTACTTCAAAAGAAAACACAAACCGAACTGATGGGTAATATCGTAAGAGTTGCCCTTTGGGTTATTATGGGTGTTGGGTTAATCACAACTGGATTATACATATTTGTATTACTATTTGGGCATGATTCTAAAATCATAGAATCAACCTGGTCAAATCTATTTGGTATCTTATTAACCAATTCATTCAGTATTATTGGTACTATTATGGGTGTTAAACACGCAACTCAAACTGATAAAAAATAATTCTATATTTATACTAAACAAAACATTTTAATATTTATAGGTATGATAAGAGAATATAGTTGGAAAGATTGGATTAGTAATCCCAAAAACAAAGAACTTTATAATAAAGATATGAACGAGGGGTTACGTCAATTCCAATTGGAAAAACAACGTAGAGATAAAATTGCTAAAGCGGCTGCATTTAATCTAAGGGGATTATAATGGGTAAAAAGATAAATGAAAAAATGATGGTAAGTAGACGGGTGTTAAAAAAACAGGCCGTTAAAACTATTAAAGACCCAATTAGTGCTGGTGATGATGTAAAAGCAAAATTAGGTGGGCCGGTAAAAGATAAGATGGTTAATAAGTTAACCGACTTTTTGGTTTATTTGTACAATAAGTATGAAAAGGCCGATGTAATAGAAAGATATAAATCAGAAATCAAATCAATTATTCGTGAAGAGATTAAGACTGTTAGTAAGCAGTTAAAAGAAGTTGATGATTCGCAAGTCCCGATGGCATACTCATCACTCGAAAGAGCTAAGAAGTATTCGGAAGGAATCTATAAGAAGATGAAGGAGAGAGATGTTCAGGATGTTGATGGTTGGGTATTTGCAAAAATTACTCTCGCAGAAGATTATTTGAAATCGGTTTATAGCTATTTAGATGGTAAAGATGGGTTAGATGACAAACCGAATACACCCGATGATGTGGAGTAATTGATGCCTAATTTGAGTAGGAAAAATATGCCACAAGTTAAAACCCAAGATTTGGGTAAGGCCTTAGATATGGTTGCTGATAAAGTGAGAGTAACCAAAGAAACTATTCCTGCATCAAAGTTAAAGAAATCACAAAAAGAACTCTACAAAGATAAAGTAAAGGGTATTGCAAATAGATTCAATTCACCTAAAGATATGAAACCTTTGATTATATCGAAGGATAATCATATTGTAGATGGTCACCACAGATGGGGTGCTGCTATATATAAATGGGGTGAGGATGTAAAGATTCCAGTACATAGAATCAATCTAACAATAAATAACGCAATCAAATTATATAAACATATCGCAGATACTATTAATGAAGCAATCACAATTCCAATTGAGATTGGTGATACTGTGTTGGGTGGTAAGTTCAAAAACAAAAGAATTGTAGTAAAATCAATCGATAAGAATGAAAAGGGTGATATTACAATCAATGGTAAACCATTACTTAAATTCAGATTGGTAAACGA